TTTTTTTTTGTGTTTCGTTGAGAGAAAAATGAGATTGCATAAGAGAATCACATAAAGCATATCCCTTGCGGGGACCTTAGTTGGGGGTGCCAAAAAAGATGTCTGTCGGCCAGTGTCGTTCAGAGAGAAGTGAGCGAGGTGGGTCTTGAAGACGTTGAATTGTTTCTAGGTAAGTCGGGAAGTGTCCTAAGTCGTAGGGCAGTTCGTCGTCGAAACCGTAGATCCAAGCCTTTGAAGCGTCGGGGACGCCCAGAGGGTCGGGTTGTACGTTCAAGTCGTTCGTAAGATGGTCGTAGATATCTTTACAAATAAGGTAAACGTCGTGGTGGTAACCACAGTTGGCGTAAGCGATGCCGATCGCGCGAGAGGCGAGAGCTCCAAGTTTTTGGGAGCGTTCGGGCATTTTGAGCATGGCCAAGAGTTCGTACTTGTCACGTATTGGGTGTCCACCTTTGTTGCCGTATTTGAGAACGGATAAGCAGTCGAGGTCGGGAGCGAGTCGCGAGTGAGACATGTTGAGTGAAGCGCCAAAGTAGTAGTGAGCATAGTAGGAGAAAAGTGAAAGGAAAGATTCATAGTGGGAAGGAGTGATAAGATCCAGTAGTCCGCCGATTGAGTCGTCGCCTTGTACTTTAAGGGCAACTTTTGAAATATCGAATCCCATAGCGTGTAAGATAGTAAATATCATAACAGTGTTGTAGCATGAGTCGAGAATTTGAGTTTGAAGGAAGCCTGAGAATATACCTGAGTGGTTGAATCGATAGAGTGTTCCATCGAGCATAGCGAGAGGAGTGGATAGTACAGCGTTGCACATCCAGTGAAATTGAGTTTCTGCGCGTCCAGAGGCAGGAGTTGTGTCTTCATAGTATTTGGTGGGCCAGTATGACGTAAAGTCGAACCAGGTTTGCCATTTAGCATGAATGTCACGAATGATCGTATGTCTTGCGTCGCGGTCGAAGCCGGACCAGTCAAATTCGAAGAAGGTTTGGAGACGAGGGTGTCTGTAAGAGAAGTAGTTGCGTAAGCGATACCATCCTCCTAGGATTGTTTCGTAGCCCCAAAGCATTGGTGAGTCTTCGCCTCGTGAGAGGAGACTTATCTGGATGGGCCAGATGTAAGGCATTTCCGTCTGTAATAGGAGCGTGGGTGCGCCGAAAACGAG